GGCTCGCCCCTTGGCGTTCAAGCCACCCTTCTCGGATTTGCCTTCTTTGCGTTGCCATGCGGGGGATTTAGCCATAGAACACCACTGCGGTTGTAGTTGCAGAAACTACGGCAGAAATATTGGTGCTGCATTTAATGCCTTCGCCGGGAAACACCATGTATATAGAACCCGCCGCCGCAGGTGCAGTCCAAGAGAACTTGGCTGTGCCGCCTGTTCCATCATTTAACACGACTGTTGCGCCTGTTGAATAGCTTATGGATATGCCTTTAATACGGGCAGGACCTGCAAAAATAGTGGTTGTCGCACCAGCAGTAGCCGCTTTGGATAAGACGTCTGTTTGCATCATAATTAATCTCCTTGTTTGAAACTAGGGGCCGAAGCCCCTGAGATTAATTAAGACGTTGCGAACGGAGTTGCAACAGTGCCAGAGCCTAGTACAGAGCCTTTAACCATGTACTTATTTGCGGCAATCGCAACAATCTCAATACAAGTCCCTGCAACACCGCCAGTAGTAGTGCCGTTGAGGTTGATGAAGTCATCGCTTGCGCCAGCAACAAAGCCTACCGCCGCGCCAGATGAATCAGTGTCAATAGACAACACTGCACCTACAAACTTGTCAGTGCCATCAGTTCCAATTTTCAATGAACTTGTGGAGATAGTTGTTGGAACCCAGATTGTGTAAACAACGCCTTCGTTGTTTGCTGTGCTTGGGTCTTGGCCCGGACCAGAAGTGGTTGGGTTAGATGATGTATTAATTGCAGGCAAAGTCAGCGTTAATGCTGCTGCCAAAGAACCGCCAACAGCGACGATGCGACCACCGTGTGCTTCTGGGCTTAAAGTTGTGCTAGCTGTAATATCAACAACGGTAGCGGGACCTTGTTGATATAGGCCGCCCAATGAACGTACTGGGCCTTGGAATGTGGAGCGTGCCATGATTTTTCCTTACATGCGTTATGGCGTATCAATCTGCATGAGGTCAGCCGAGCCTGTTTGATACACCGAGGAAACTCGGATGTGTTTAATATACAGCAAAAGAAAAGGGAGCACAAGGCTCCCTTCCCAATTTTTCCAATTAAGCGCCGGGTGAACCGAACATGCCTAAAGGATCAGACCAGCCGAACGAATAACGCTCGCGGGACTTGTAGCGGACGTTGCCAGTATCGAAGTCACCGTCCATTGAATTGCTCAATGGTGTGCGCTCGAAATGCTTCATGCCGTTTGGAACGTCGGTAGTTAAATACCAGCCGTTTGTGTCGGTCAAGAAGTGGTTGATGGCATAGCCTTCTGGGATTGAACCGTTGTTCTTCAACGCGTTGATGTCGTTGTCAGTAGTACCAACGCGGAGGTTAGTCTCTAACAAACGAGTAGCAACGAACTGGAGTGCTGGCGGAATAATCAACTTACGTGGCATAGCAGCGATCAACAGACCGCGCTCGTCTGTCCAAGCAGCGATTTGAATAACGGCGTTCTCGAGAGAAGTTTCGTTCAAATCAGCGTTGGTAGCAGGACGGTTGCTATTGGTGCCGCCAGAAACCAAAGGGTGTGCTGTAGAGAACAAAGCAACACCGTCGCCACCGAGGTAGCTAGAGGAGAAGCCATTGTTCAAAACAGAAGCTGCCTTGACTTGCTTGGTGTAAGACATTGCACGGGCCAAAGCCTTGGTGTAACGAGCAGACAAGCTGTCATACAAGTTGTCTTCCACTGCTTCTTCAGTGATGGAGAAGCCAAGAGCGATAGTTTCGTGCGTGTAGCGTGCGGTAAATGCCTCTTGAGCATTGTCATACGCAATAGCAGAACCTTCGTTCTTAACAGGAGCAGCGGAGAAACCAGATAGTTTGGTCTCTTCTTCAAAGCTACGCTCAGATTTCTCTGTTTCGTAGATTTCTTTGTGCTCTTCGCCGTAACGGGCATACTCCAAACCAAACAAAGCGTTTAGGCCGGGGAGGAGTTCTTTAAGTAGTTGTGCGCGGGAAATAGCCATTTTAAATTACTCCTTACAGGCCAACAGCGTTGGTAAATGTGTGATAGCCGGGATTGATTTTTACAAGAATGTCAGTGTAAGCATCGCCTACAACAGAAAAACCTTGCATATCAACAAAACCAACAACACGGAATGCTGCGGTGGTAGTCACAGCAGAAGCACCTGCCACGACAGAAGCCGTAGAGTTACCTGTTGATGTGCTGCCTGTTGCCACAGCGCCAGTTGAGAAAAATACGTTTGCGCCCACGGCAGCTTGTGTAACAGTACCAGCGGACTGGACTTGGAACACAACACCGGGATCATCTACAACGTAAGCGTTAATCACGCCAGTCGTACCTGTGGGGTAGTACTGAGCATAGATCACTTGGCCTTGTGCGTTGACGTAAGAACAGCCAACAAACACACCCACTATGCCCGTATTAGCGGTGCCAGTAGGAAAGCCGTTGGTGGTCGCGTCAGCGCCGGTTGCGGTTGCCACAGCCAGATAGCCAGATGCATTCACGTACACGGGCGAACCGTTGTAAATGTTTGAGGCTGTGCCTGCGGGGTCGATGAGATATGAACGGGTTGCACCTGCATATGGTGTGCCGCCCAACTCATTTACGGGTTTTAGACCGTATGGGGATGCTACTGATGCCATTTAAGGACTCCTTGTTTACTTAGAACCTGTACCAAATCCGCTTCCTCTGCTGGTCGTCGACTTGCGGTCGGAGAACAGCGGCATACGCGGGTCATTATTTCGCATGAAGTGGTTGTCCACTGAATCCATCTGGTTTTGCGCTTGCCCGTCGTAATAATCTTTCATGGCGGCGACTTTTTCAGTAGAGTTTTTGCAGAGCATTAACCCACCAATCTCGACGTTGCCTGTCTGAGCATTACCGGTAATCATCAATTCCGGATGGTCCACTGCTTTTACCGGTTCCCAGCCATCGCGCATCATCTTAGATACGTTAGTTGGGTGTGCCTGTCCATTTATATGTGTCGCAATCCAGCGATACGTATATCCGGGCTCAGGCGTCGGGTCTGGCAGTGAACTCGAAGGTTTATAGACCATTCGAGCAGTTTTTTCGCGTGAGGAATTATCACGAGGGGTACGGTTTTCAGCCATTTTGATTCTCCAATTTCAATACTTGTTCAGCATACTGCTTAGGGGTTAATTTGAACTTTTGTGCTAACGCTAACTGTGTTTTCGTTAACTCAATCTTTCTTTTACCTGTCGAACGAGTCGCAGGCGCAACCACAGAGGCAGGTTTCTTCGGAGATTCACCGGACCTTGGCCTGTCTTCGTTACCACCGAAAACTTCAGGGAACTTCGACTTCACGCGAGCATCTATTTGCTCGAAATATTCATCCGATCGCGGGTCAGTGCCCGAATTGACTAGTTTTTGATGCAGCCCTAGTGCAAAGCTGGTAACTTCTTCGAACCCGTTTGAACCGAACCACTGGTTTTTGGCCTGCCAGCGCAGGGTTTTTTCGTCCGGTTGAACACGTTGAGGTTCTTGGTAGCTCGTTTGTACCTCAGAATTTTCATCTTGTAAAGGGGTTGGACGAAAATTTTTCGTATTTTCCAACTTCATCTTGGCATCAAGCAACGCTTCTTGTGCTGCAAGGATAGCGTCGGAGTCAAAAGCCTCCTGTGCTGCCTTGTATTCACGACGTGCTTTGTCCAACTCAGCTTCAGCAGCGGTTTTAGCCATCTGCGTGTACTGTTCGGTGCCGGTGCTGACGTTTTGGCGTAATTTTTTATTCTCGTCCAACAGGCGTTGTGCAAGAGTCTCTAGTTCTTGCTTTTCCCGCAAAGTAGCTTCTTTGGCTCTGCGTTCGTCGTGACGAGCGTGTGTTAACTCCTTAATACGCTTTTGCGCACCTTGGGTGTACTGCTCAATCTCTTCGTCCGTAGGGTCTTCAACCTCCCTGTCCAATGGTCTACGACCACGGTCTTGTTCGGGGGTGTCGTCGATGATTTCAACATCAATATCTTCGTCGTCAGGGGTAACGATCTCAATATCTATGTTTTTATCCTCGACTTCGTCAGGGAACTTAAATTGTTCTCCAGCCATATCTACTCCTTTAAGCGCGGGTTACACCGCGAGGGTCTTGCACAACACATTCCACCATGTCATCGTTGATGATGCGGAATTCTTTTCCAAATATCTTGAATCGCGTACCTGAGTACGTACGTACCAAGACGAAGTCACCTTCTTTGCACCAAGGACCTGTTGGAAACTTAGTGGTGTCTTTGTACGCATCTGGCCCTACACGCATGACAAACAACACCGTAGTGGCGTGTTCTTCTTGGCGCAGAGTCGTTGCATCTCGAACTAAGTCGAGTGAGGTCCCCGCTAACTTCTCGTCCACGGGAGGGACGATGCACAGGATTTTGTAGCCTGTCGGGATTGGTAATGCAGAGGCTTTTGTTTCCTCTGAGTCGGGTGCATCCAGTTGTTGGATGGCAGGCGGCAATTGAATGCCGGGGGGCAAGAGTATTTCACTCATCGATTTCATCTACTTTCTTTGCAAGGTCGAGTAAGTAACCCTCTGCGATGGCTAGACCATGAATCACCCCACAGAGTTTTTGATATTGGTCGAACGTCTGGCAGGTGCCTGCGGCTAGGTCATCTGCGTAGTTGTTCATATCGGTGCGTATTTTTTCGCGCAATACGCGTGCGAATTCGTCGATCATTTGTTAGGTTTTCCCTCTGGTTTGTTGCGTGCTAACTCAGCACGGATGGCAGCTTGCTCACGCTGGTGTTCTAGGTTCTGACGATGCACCTCTTGTTTATGCGTCAGGGTTTGATTGTGTTGTTGCGCTGCCATCACAGTCTTAGACTGCATAGCCGCGAGTTCTTGTTGTGCCCGCGCAGCGGCAACCTGTGGGTCTTCTGTGCCTGCTCTACGTTCTTCCAAGTGCATGCGGTCGGCTTTATCAGCAGCATCAACTTGTAGTTTCTTTTCCTCAAGTTTAAGTTTGTCTGCTTGGGCCGCCGCGTCAATCTGCATCTTCTGTTGTTTAAGTTGCAACTCGCCTTGCTTGATCTGCAACTCTTGCTGCTGCATCTGGATCAACGGGTCTTGGGCTTGTTGCTGGGCTTGCTGTTGTGCAGCAGCCGTTTGGTTTTGCTGAAGCACTTGCTGTGCGGCTTGAGCCATCATTGTCGACAACGCCAACTCCATTTCTGGTGGCAACTTCTCGTCTTCTGGAGGCAGCGGCATACCCAACTGTTGCTCGATCTTGGCACGGTAGGCATAGCCAACGTGTTCGGAAATGTGCGCCATCATTGCGGCTTGCATCATTGGTGCCTTGGGGTTTTGTCCCACCAATTGCTGAACTATGGGGTCCTGCACCATAGCCATGTGCACCTTGATATGCGCCTCGTGGTCTTGGTAGAAGAACGCTTTCATTGGCTCTCCACGAAGGACTGCCATGTTCTCGGACACTGGGTCTTTTGGCTTCTCGTCGTCTGGCAACGGGATTAACTTATCTGGGTTCTTAATACCAAGAACCTCAAGCATCCTGCGGTGCAGTTGTGGCAAGTCATAAATGTCCGGAGCCATCTGCGCCATCTGAATGACCGCTTGGTACTGCACGACACGCTGGGACATCGTGGCAGCATTTGGGTCGCTCACAGGAATAATGTCTACGTTCTCGTAGTCTTCGTGGCGCGCAGAACGACTGCCTTTATCTGGGTCAAAGTTGTATTCTGGCTCGGCGTTGTCACGGATGATGACCGCCAACAGTCCCAACTCTTGCTTGAACGTGTAGTGCAGACGGGCTTGTACCGCCGTCATAACTTTTAGCTGACGCTCTAGGAGAGCGAGCGTTGTACCCACAGGTGCCTGAGCAGACATGTCTGACACGTTCATGTCCGCAGTAGCCGCGAAGCGACGTCCCTCTTCCACGATCTTGTCAAGGAGTGCCGCTAGAACTGCACTTGGTTCTTTGTATGGCAGAGGAAGAATGTTCTCCCGTAGTGCGCCTGAGCCAATGTCTACGTCACGGAACTCTCCGGGTGCTATCGGCGTGTCATCACCCTTAATGCGAAGTCCACGAGACTTGAGGCCCCCGGGGAGGTTCGATAATGTTCCCGCATCCACCAACTGACGCATGATGCTTGTGGCTGACTTTGCAAATCCTCCAATGAGGTGGAAGAGCCCGAAGCCGTAGGCTCCAAAGCCGGGGATGTACTGGTAGTGCACGAAGTGCTGGCGCTTGAGTCGATACTCATCGTCTTCTTTCCAATTACGGCGTATCGCCAATATGTCGTTAGAGCCTTTGAGGATGGTGACCACGTACGGTAGAGCAATACCCGTTATCTCCCCGTCTTCATCTTTGTCCTCGTAGCCTACTAAGTCCAAGTCTACGTGGCACTCGTACATGACGTAGCGGTCGTCGTTTAAGTCAGAGAACCCTGTCTCTTTGTCTTTGGCTTTCTTGATATCGTCTTGCGACGCCTTCATCGGGTCT